GAAAAGGAAGTATATGATGATATGGTTATCGTACATGGTGAAAATAATGATAGTGATTTAAGTGAGCTCAATTGTGACAGTGCTAAACAAAACGCTGAAGCTTTCTGTAGATGGCTTCGCCAGCAAGCACCAAGTGGACACACTACTAACGGATTGCAAAGTAATTACAACTATTGGGTTAAGAACTGTAAGTATAAATATAAACAATAGAAAGCAGAGAGGAGGACATTGACATGAAAGCAAATAGTAAAGACATTGAATGGCTTTTAGAAAACGCAACACAGTACATGATTTCAAAAGAAACGAATGTACCGCAATCTAAAAGCGGAACAGATAAGCGGTTAACCAATTTTATGAATACAGTAAGAATAAGACTTTTAGCGGTAGCATGACACCCCTTAAAAATCTCAAAAAATGGCGCTCGGTGTAAGCGAACACCTTGTGGTGGCTCTCCTTGTCTCAAAATAGGGGCGGGGGTCACTTCTACGTTTTTATTTTTTTGATATTAAAGCCGTAAAATGGTAAAATAAAGTCGTAAAATTTAATCATTTTCGACACATTAAGCGTGTTATTTTTATCTTCTGGTTAAAAAGGTGTCCCATTTTTGGGGCACCCTTTTTTATTATATAGAAAACACCAATAATTCACCGCATCGATAAGTTTCTGCAAACTCAATCACACCACACCCTAACCTATTTACTTGTTAGTGTGCTTTAGTAAATTTCTAGACCTTTAGCATAAGCTTCTTTTGCTTCTGCCAGTGTCATTTTATTGGGACCGCCATCGATATTTGTTTCACCTGTGTTTTGCCAACCACATTTATCACAAATGTCGTAATCCCTAACCTCAGTTCCACAAACTGGGCAGTTGAGCCATAGCTCACCATCAATTTTCCAAGTCTTTCGAGACTTCTCCATCGTAATACTCCTTTCCAATTTTTGGCCTGAACATAGTTGTAATTTTTACGTTTTTGTTCTTTCCAATTTCTCTACTAAACAAAAAAAGCTTCAAGTATTCGTTATATATTAATCAAACTACTAAAACAGTTGAAATATAACATCACTCAAAGCTTTTTACACACAGATAATTCTACTTAACTCATTATACCATAAAAATAATTGATTCTTCCTTATAGCTGTTTAGCCAATTCTTGGAGCGCTTTTCTCTTTAAGCGAAACAGTGTTCGCTCTGCCACTCCGAAAAAATCTTGGATCTCATAGAAATTCTTATCACTACAGAAAAACATCTTCAATACTGCTCTTTGCTCTGGGTCATCTAGATTATCATCTATTAAACTAATAAGGCTATCACGCTCACTCATAAGCGTATCAATACGTTTTATAAGTTTTTCTTTACGCATTGCTTTAGCATTGTAAATATCAGCAATATCTTTTGTAGAACTTTTTGTTACTTTAGGCTCTGTAAAATTAGATTTCCTAAATAACCCTTCTTCCAAATATTGAATTTCATAATTAATAGTTTGAATTTCTTTATCAATTTTTTTGATATTTTTTAACTTTTTATTTAATTCTTCGTATTCCACTAAAACCCTCACACTCTCTTTTATTAGCTATGCAATTCTTCGAACAGTGAAATACTTCACTTTTATATTAGCCTATTAAAGCAAAATGAATACTTTTAATAAATTTTCAGCCCCTTAGCATAAGCTTCTTTTGCTTCTGCCAGTGTCATTTTATTGGGACCGCCATCGATATTTGTTTCACCTGTGTTTTGCCAACCACATTTATCACAAATGTCGTATGTTTCAACAAGGTTATTACAAACAGGGCAATGAACATGTTCCCAACCATCAATCATGATTATATTTTCTTTCATAGCCATCTTATCCTTTGAATGATCTAACCTTATTATATCACTAAAATAAAAGCGGGTTATTAGTTTAAATCCCCCGCTCTTTTATCATCCTCTTAACTGCCGAACAACTTTTTCAGCAAAATCTTCTTCATGGATATCTATTCCACCAACTGTATGAGTTGGGTTTTTATAGACAGATTCACTTTTTAAAAGGTTTAGTCTGTAGTTTTCCCAATACTCTATAAGTTCTTCATAACTTCTTTTCTTTGGGATAACTCTTTCAACCTTTAAAACGGGTTCTTTTTTTGTTACTGGTTGTTGTTTCTCAAGCTTTCGCCTTAATTTCATTTTATTGCGTTGCAATTCACGATAGTTTGTTTTCTCTTCCCACTGTTTGCGTGCTCTACTTCTTCCTATCCGTCTACAGTCACTACTACAATAACAAGCGTTTTTAGTATGACTTATGAAGTTTTTTCCGCATACAGTGCATTTTATTTTGATTGTAGCCATTATATCCCTTTCAATAAATATAACACGAGAAAAAATGTACAGTGACGGCTTGAACCTCGGCCGCGAGAGCGGAGGGGGTCCCATGCCCCCACTTAAAAATTTTTAAACCAAATTTTAAAAAGGGAAAAAGATTTTTAAATTAATCCTTTCAGTGTATCCCTCCAAGCGTTATCTAGTTGCTTAGTTTTATCTGATTTTACTCCGTGTTTTCGCTCAACTTCTTCATTGATTCTATTTACTGCTTCGGCTTTTGCTTTTGCAATTTCATTATTTCTTCTAGCTTCATTATCTTCTTTCATTCGTTGCAATGCTTTGCCAAATAATTCTTGATCTTCACTATACTTCTTTAATGATTTTTGTCTTACATTATCAAAATATTTTTTCTGTTCTTCAACACGTTCCCTCTTCTTCTCGTCTGCCTTAGCTTGTAGGGGACCGAGGTCTAGGTAGCCGTCAGACGTGACTGGGATTCCTAGTACACTGCGTGTAGGTTGGTGGTCTGTGGGGGTCTTAGTCATTGCTATCCTCTCCTTCTTTTAAAACTGCTTGAACAAAGTTAGATGAACCAATTGTATTGAAATAGTGTCCATATACATCTTTATGGTATGCAATATCCGTATTACTACCTAATGTCCATGTTCTAGCGTTCTTCATCACATCATAATATAACATCTCTAGTACTGCATTAGCCTCGTTAATATCTGAAATTGATTCTTCTTTCAAGTCATTCAATTCTTTAACTAAGCTGTACGCCTTTTTAAAATAGTCTTTATTATTACTATCAAAGATATCTTCGATTTCCGCTTTAATATCTACTGCTTCTGCTTGAGATAGTAAAGGTTTATTCAATTTATTTAATTTATTCTTTAGAAATTCTAGTGTTGTATTTGCTTTCCAAAGGCTATTACTAGCTTTCTCATAACCTTTCATATCATCTTTTTCTTGAGCTTCTACTTGCTCCTGCTGTGCTTTAGCAATAGCATTATTTGTTTTACTGATTTCTTCTTTGACTTTTTCAATAGCTTTAGTGTTATCTTCTTTTAGTTTTGTTAGTGTATCTGTAATTTCTTTTAGTGTTTGTGCCATTGTACTTCTCCTTTGTGTTGTTAGTTCTTACTAAGTTATTTGTTGCTAATGATATGTTTCATTTCTGATTGGTGGTCTCATATTATCTCCTAATATACTAATTCTTTAAAGTGTTGTTAGCTTTCTTTCAAGCTTCGGATACTGTAGCGCTTATCTTTGATACCAAGCGCTTTAAAGGTATTGCCTTCTAAGCCTTTCAAGATACGGCTTGCATTGCGCTCATTGTAGACTTTACTTAACTCCGAACCGCTTAAATTGGTATTGATAATTGTATTTTCTCGGTTATTTAGGATATCAAATAGAAAATCTTGCTCCCAATCACTTTTAGGGTTTAACGTTGCATTCTTCGCCCCAAGGTCATCAAGAATAAGGTAGTCAGCTTCAGTCAATAGCTTAACCGCTTCTGCTTCTGTTAGTTTGGCACCTCTGCCATAATTCCACCCTTCTTTGATTTCCTTAATGATTTCTGTAAGGCTGATAAATAACACACTCTTAGGCTCATTCTTAGCCCTGTATCCCTCGTTTATTGCTTTGGCAATAGAAACACTTAAGTGACTCTTTCCAATGCCTGTACCGCCTGTTATGAGCGTATTTCCAACCATGCCGTTTAGATACTTCTTTGCCTGCTGTTTAGCAAAGGCTAAAAGCTGACGTTCTTCGGGTGTATTTGCTATGAAATTGTCAAAAGTTGCCGTTTTAAGCTCTTTAGGGATTGTACTATCACGTTCCAAGACGTTATAAGTATTTGCATACAATTCTTTATTTTTGAGTTTTTCAAGTTCGCTTTGGCTCTTTTGAGCTATTTCCTCTTTAGCACATTCGGGACAATAAGGAGCGGGCTTTCTCGGTTTGGCTTCTCCCGCTATTACAACAGTCCTGTTGAGCTGTTGTAAATGTACGTTATGTACGGGACAAACCTCATCAAGTTCTATAATATGTTTCAAGTTCTCAAATGGGTTCTTTTCCATGTTTTTACCTCACTTTCTAAAATGGTAAATCTGGGATAGTGCTTTCTATATCACTTTTAGCAGGTTGTCTCTTGGATTCTTCAAATCTTCGTTGTTCTTCATCTTGCTGAACAATTGTTTTGATACCATTTTGAGCCCAATTTTTAAGAATCGAATTGATATATCCAAAATTTCTTTTAGAGTTATCGGCTGCTCTGTCAATTGCTCGCTTAACTAAATTTGGCTCTAAATTATCAATTTCTATAAAATCTTTAAGTTTTTGCAATTGGTAACCATCTAAAACACCAATTCGCGATTGATAATATTCAAAAATATTAAATTCGAATTTTCCATCAGCAGTAGCAGATTGTTTTTCTCTAGTATCTACTTCTGACTTTATATCTATATTTATATCTTTCTTTAACTCTATTTCTTTATCTATATCTATCTCTGTCTTACAAGTGGTTAACGGTTCGCTTACAACGTTAGCTATTTGGTTTACATTGTAAGAATTATCATTTTTTAATTTTTGACGTTTTCTGTATTCTCGCATATATTGCGCTTGATTTGTTTCCTGTTCTAACATTGCTTTAGCTTGCAATAGTTCAGCATTTCCGTTGGTATCAATTTGAATTAGTCCACACTTGGTAAAATAAGCCATTGTCATATTAATATCATCTTCTGATACGTCCAATTTAATAGCTAATTCTTCTACCAAACTTTCAAGATAGCCGTCATAGTATAAAATACAGTCACTTTCCAAGCTTTCTAGCATTAGACGGATATAAATAACAGTCATAGCATATCCGCCATTCATATTTTTCAATCGTTTAATAAAAACATTGTCAAAAAACTTTTTATCAACCTTTAACCAAAAATATACTTTAGTCTTTGCCAATTATTTCTCCTTTCTAGCGTACAGTTAAGAAATTAATCACGTCTGACACTCTAAAATATTGCTTCTTGCTACTCTCAAAGGGTGGTTGGTAGACTTTAAGTCCTAACTTAACCCAATTTGTAAGTGTAGCACCTGTTATGTCTAATTCTTCTTTCAGCTCTTTAGCACTTATTAAGCCTGTTTGTTTCTGTAGCTGTCTTTCTAGTTCTAATTTCTTTTCTGAAAGCTCATCTACACGATCTAATAAACCTTGTTCAAATTCTGTTGAAAATGTTCCCATATTACACCTCTATCGTTGGTACAGTAGCTAATTTTTTTCTATAATCGCTAGCTTGATTTTTATGTTCTGAAACAATATGTTTTAAAGCGTGAGTTACTGTATGTAAAAGAAGAATTGTTTGTTCATCATCTTTATCTTTTGCTAACTCTAAAACATCTGTAATTATTTCTAGTTCTCCACAAAGTCCTTCATAATCTACTAAAAGATCATCATAATCATAAAAGCTGCTTGCCATTTTGTTTTTTCCTTTCTAGTTATAATATCGTCCTTGCAATTGAATATAAGCCCCGTATCGCTCTTTTACATGATTGTCGAGTATTTCTTCATTTTCTTGTTTAACGTCCTCTACAGGCTTAATATGGAGCAATAAAAGCAATGCTATAATCAATACCACCATAAGTACTAACTGAGCCCAGATTGGTAAATTAATTTCTTGGTAAATCATATATTTTTATCTCTCCTAGTCTTTTGCATTTACCGGTAAGTTTTGAAGTACCCTTAAAACAATTTCATTCACAACTTTATAACCCAATTCATTCCAAGCTTGTTCGAACGTTTCAGCACTTTTTTTATTCAAAGTTATGTAAGTAGTCATAACATTCGCAACTATGCCCCACGCTACACTTTGGTTATACAATTCAGTGAAAAATTCAGTAGCTTTATCTTTACTCTCTTGACGTTTTTTAAACATCACCTTTTGTTCTTCGCTGTAATGATTTAAACTAAATGGGCGTTCTTTATTTTCTACACCTTTAAATTTCATTTTATTTAATCCTTTTTTATTCGTTTGTGTTTTTCCTATACCAAATTATTTTGTAGTTTTAAGAGTTCCCGCTCTCCGTATGGACACAATAGTCTAACTTTGATAAAATTAAACTATATAAACTTTGCTAAAACCCTTTTAATAATAGCTTGCCTGCTTTATTAATTTTGTTTTAGTTTCACTCCAAAAAGGCTTGTGAGTTTGGCGACTACTAAGCCTTTTTTTACTGCTCTCACGTATCTTATTCGGTACGTGTTTTTTAGTAGTCTTCTACTAGCCAATTCATAACACTTTCATAAATACGCTTTGGAGCGTCATAATTACCAGCTTCAATAAGTTTTAGTGTTCGTGGTGTTACATTTAACTTTTTAGCTGTAGCACCTTTGGTTAAATCCAAACGCCCACGTTTAACACGGACTTTTTCAGCGTGTTCTACTGTAATAAGCATATAGTCTCCTTTCTCGCCATAAATGGCGCTTTCCTGTTTTGCTCTTTTATTATATATTCCATTTTTGGCGTTGTCAAGCAAAAAATTATTTTATTTTCTCCGTTTTTGGCATTTTATGTTATAATCTTACTCAAAAGGAGTATATATGAACAGACTAAAAGAATTAAGAAAAGAAAAAAAGCTAACTCAAAAAGAATTAGCTGAAGAAACAGATATTCCATATCGAACTTTACAACGTTGGGAAAACGGAGAAACAGATATAAAATCTGACAAAGCTCGCCATTTAGCAAAGTACTTTGACGTTAGTGCTGGGTATTTATTGGGATTTTCAGATGACAGAAAAGATCCTCTACAAACAAGCCTAGAATTAAGTCGAAAAGATGAAACTAACGAATACGTTGATTTACAAGATATGGTCACTCTCATGGATATAGCTTTATTGAAGAGTGTTGACACTCGTGATAAAATTCTTTCAAATCTAAAAGAATATTATGACTACTATGGTGAACGACTAAAAGAAAATGATGATGTAGACGAAAACAAATTCAATGATTTTTTAAAAAACTTTCAAAAAGAAGCTGACGACTACATTATTATGTTACTTACTGGTATAGTTCAACTTCGTGATGATATTCGTATTACATTATTGGATATTCTCGCTTTAGACGGTGAGAAACTAGAAACTGTTAAAAATGTTGTTAAATTCATCTCAAACAATGACAAAGACAAATAGACAACATATTGATATCGCTAAAAAAATATAGCAGCACTTAAAAGTAAGAATAAATTACCATGTTATCAAAAATTTATATTAGAAAGGATAATTATTTTATCATTGCCAAGACAAAAAAAGTTTTCTTCAAAAGAATTAATTAATCACTTAGAAAATAAAGGCGTCACTTTTGAAAAATGTTCTAAAGGGCAGGCTATCAATTTTATCGAAAAAAATAACCTTTACTATAAGGTAGCGGCCTTTCGAAAAAATTTTAAGAAAAAAGATGACAAGTATCAGAACCTTGATTTTGAATATTTAAAAGATTTAGCTTCCCTAGATTTTCAAATTAGACAACTACTTCTAAAAATATCAATTAATGTTGAGCATTTTATCAAAACGGAATTAGCTAGGCAGATAAATAATAACCCCAAAGAAAATGGTTATGATATCGTTCTAGAATTTAAAAATTCCTATTCATATAGTTATGATAAAACTTGGAATTATTTCAAAAAATCAAGGTATCAAAATGATATGTTTATCAAACGAAAAGACACCACTCCTTATTGGGTATTGTTAGAACATATGGATTATAGTAGCTTAATGGATTTCCTAAAAATGTACTATGAAAAATATGAACCTAGATCACTAAAAAAAGCTTACGATTTAGGAGATAATGCAAGGTTTATCAGAAATGCATGCGCTCATAACAGCATTCTTTTACTTAATGTTTTTAAAGAAGATAATAAGTTAGAAAATGTTAACGCACTAGTAACTACTCTTGCTTCTCAAACAAATTTATTAAAATATAAAAATTACGCAAAAGTAAATGACTTATTATCTTTATTCGCATTATCTAAAACTTACTGCTCACCTGCAGTATATAAATATCAAAAACAAGATATAGATAATTTTATAACCCGTTGCCAACGTCACAAAGAATATTATTTGAAAAATCCTTTTCTTACTAAAATGTTTATTATTTTTCAAAAAATTGTTGACATTTTATAAATAATTATGATAGACTAATAGAAAATGTAAGACTGATTTAGTTCAGCGCTCTATAATTCATGCGTGCGTGAATAAGGGAATTCAAAATTTCAAAGGTTGGCTGGGAATACTAGCCAACCTTTATTTTTGTTTAAAATAAATACTTTGTTAACTTGATGTATTTTAATAAATAAGAACATGTAAAACCTAGAACCTTTTTAATAATAGCTTGCCTGCTGATGGAAAGGTTTATACATGAATATCAAAGAAGTTAAAAAGAAAAACGGAACTATTGTCTATCGTGCTAACGTTTACCTTGGAACAGATAGACTAACAGGAAAGAAAGCACGTAAAAACATTACTGCTTCTACCAAAAAAGGCGTTAAAACAAAAGCCCGTGAGGCAGTTAATGAATTTATCAATAACGGTTATACAACTAAAGCCAAAGCTACAGTAAAAACATACAAGGAACTTGCTTCTATTTGGTGGGATAGCTACAAAAATACAGTTAAACCAAATACCCAACAAGCGATGAAAGGACTGTTAAAGGTTCATATATTGCCCGTGTTCGGTGATTATAAGCTTGATAAGCTAACAACACCTATTATTCAACAACAAGTAAACAAATGGGCTGACAAGGCAAATAAGGGCGTAAAAGGAGCATACGCAAACTATAACTTACTTCACAATGTTAATAGCCGTATACTTAAGTATGGGGTTGCTATGCAACTAATACAGCACAATCCCGCTACTGACGTTATTGTTCCCCGTAAAAAACAAAAAGAACAAAGTAAAATTAAGTTCTTAGATAGACAAGAATTAAAACAATTCTTAGGCTACCTAGGTACTTTAGACCAATCAATTTATGAAAATCTATTTGACTTTGTTTTATATACGTTCTTACTTGCTACTGGTTTACGTATTAGTGAAGCGCTAGCCCTTGAATGGTCTGATATTGACTTAGAAAAGGGTATAGTTAGCATTAATAAGACGCTTAACCGATATCAAGAAGTAAATCCCCCTAAATCTAAGGCGGGTTATAGGGATATCTCAATTGATAAAGCTACTATACTTATGCTTAAACAATATAAAAACCGCCAACAAGTCCAATCATGGCAACTTGGGCGGTCTGAAAAAGTGGTATTCTCTGTTTTTACAGAAAAATATGCTTATGCTTGCAATCTAAGAAGAAGACTTGATAAACACTTTAAAAATGCTGGTGTAACTAATGTATCTTTCCATGGTTTACGCCATACACACGCTACTATCATGCTTTACGCTGGTATTCAGCCGAAAGACTTACAACACCGCCTAGGTCATAGTGATATCTCAATGACACTTAATACATATGTTCACGCAACTAAAGAAGGAGCTCAAAAATCAGCTTCAATATTTGAAAATGCTATTAATAGTTTATAA